TTCTGACTTTGCTGCATTAGGAGGTTCACCTCCAACATTTAGACACGCTGCAGTTGTAAACAACTTTGTAGTCACAGGGTTTCAACCGTCTGCACAAAACAAAGTACAATGGTCAGCAGTAAATAGTGCAACAAGTTGGACAGCAGGTACTAATCAAGCTGACTCAGAAACATTACCTGAAGGCGGAGTAATTACAGGTGTTACTGGTGGACAGTACGGATTAATATTTCAAGAAAATAGAATTACCCGAATGGATTATCGTGGTGGTAATGTTATTTTTTCTTTTAGGCGTGTTGAAGATAACAGAGGAGCTGTACAAGGCAAAAACGTAATTCAAGTTGGTAATTTAGTTTACTTCTTATCTGAGGATGGTTTTTATGTTACAGATGGTTCTGCTGCAAAACCTATTGGTGCTAACAAAGTAGACCGTTTTTTTTATAATGATTTAAAAACATCTTTACGAGAAAGAGTAAGAGCATCATACGACCACGAAAACAAACTAGTAATGTGGTCTTACCCATCTGCTACAGGTAATAACTCAAGTACGCAAAACGATAAAATATTAATTTACCATATAGCTAGTAATCGTTGGTCAATAGTTGAAATAGACCACGAAGTTATTATAGATTTCTTGTCAGCAGGATATACATTAGAAGAATTAGATGATTACCCTGCATCAGGTACAAACGACATAGATGCTATTACGGTTTCGTTAGATAGTGCTTTGTTCTCTGGTGGATTACGTTCTGTTGGTGTATTTGACACTGACCATAAATTAGGATCCTTTGGTGGCGATACTTTAAAAGCAGAAATAGGTACTGCAGAAACAGAAATATTTCCACAAAGTAGGTCTTTAGTAACTCACGTTAGACCTATTGTAGATACATCATCTGCTACAGGCTCGTTGAGTTTTAGAAACAAAGTAGCTGAAACTGCGTCAACGACAGCAGAAAGTTCAATGCACACCACAGGAACCATACCGTTTCATAAAAGTGCAAGATATTTTAAATTTAACTTACAAGTTCCAGCAGCATCTACGTGGACAGACGCACAAGGAATTGACATAGAAGCAATTAAAGAAGGATATAGATAATGACATTTTTAGAGGTATTACAGCAACAGTCTGGTTTGTTAGGAAATCAAATCCGTCAATCTAGTCCATTTGCTACATATACACCTACGTCAGAAAGAACAATACAAGGTGTACCACAAAATTATTTTGATCCAGCAACTAACCAATTTATGATGCCAGAAATGACTGGTATGGGTGGAACTATGACAGGAGTTGGCACAGGAACTGGCACAGCATTTGGAACTTATACACCTGGTGCTTTTGGACAATTTTTTGGAAGCCAAACAGGTACTGGAGGATTAATGGGTACTGGTGCAACAGGAACAACAAGTGCTACAGGTGGTGGTGGAAATGGTAGACCAGATCCAGTAAACCCAACTGCATATAATTTTCCTAACTATACAATGTTTCCTGGATTATTAGGTGTAATCGCAGGATTAACAGATTTACCACAAGGAACTCAATTTCAATATAACGAAGAAACAGGACAATATGAGCCAGAAGCTTTTGTAAACCAACCAGAAGATGCAACTACTTGGAATCCAGAAGCTTCAACCATGACAATGGATCAACAAGGTAATGTAACTTATGGTACTGACCCTTATGGTATAGGTGACTATACAGCAGGTTCAGGAATTACAGGAGATCCAGGACCACTTGGTAGACCTAGTTTCGGAGGTTCCTTAAGTCCAGCAAGTCCTGGAACTGCAGCAGGTGTAGCAAATATTCAAGCAATGGCTGAAGCAGCACAATCAAATCCTCAAGTTTTAGCAGATATTGCTGCAATGACAGGAACTATGCCACAACAAATCACTACACCAACAGCTCCACCATCTATTTTAAGTGGAGGTCAAGGCAATCAAGGTGGAAACTTTGGTGGACCTAGTGGACATGGATCTGGGATGCAAGGAGGACAACACGGTGCTGCTGGTGGTCAAGGTGGACAAAATACAGGAACATCAAGATTCTAATGACTAGCACAAGAAATTTAGAATATGTTTACAACTACCCTGCTTTTACTTTAGAAGGAATGTTGTTATCTACCTATGAATCACAATTAGTATCGGAAGATATAACCAATCAATTAGTACGTTATCACAATACAGAAAATCAAGAGGTTGTATCGTGGTTTCTAGCTTGAATTGTAAACATTGTGAACACGAATGTCACTGCGGAAATAGTGGTCAATGTCCTATAGAAGATTGCGATTGCATTAATTGTGAACACAACGCACTAGACGAATTTTGGAAGAATGTAAAAGATGGCTCACACATATAAAAATAGTAAAATAGATTTAACAACTACCAATGCTACTGCATTAATAACAGTACCATCAGGTTCTACAATAATAGTTAAGTCTATAATTATTTGCGAAGATTCAAACAACGATGACAGTATATCTTTAACAATAGTTAATGATAGCTCTACATTTCAGTTTTTAAAAGACGCAGCAATAAGTGCTAAAGCCACAATACAAGGTATGGGTGGGCATAACTCAACTTTAGTATTAGTCGAAGATGACATATTAAAAGCACAAGCTGCAACTGCTAATAGACTTCACGTCATTACAAGTTACCTGGAGATTACGTGATTGGTGTAGTACAGATACCTAAAACAGATATTAAAACAGTTTGGAACTTGGTAGAAGATTCTATAACTAAGGCTCTTGCTTATTCAGGACATCACTTTAATACGTCTGATGTTAATGATGCGTGTTTAAGTGGTGATAATCAACTTTGGTTAGTATGGGATGACGATGCTGAAGAAAAACTAAAAGGTGTAGTGGTAACTAGAATTATTATAAGACCTAATTCTAAGGTAGCAAACATATTTATTTGCACAGGTAAGCAAAGAAAACTTTGGCAAGACCGATTGCACGATATTGAAAAATGGGCTAAAGATAATAAGTGTACGCACTTTGAAACTTATGCCAGACCAGGATGGTCAAAATTATTAAAACAAAAAGGGTATAAAATGACCCATTATTTACTAGAAAAGAAATTGGAGGAATAAGTATGTCAAGTGGCGGAGGTAATCAAACTACCACTCAAAGAACTGAGCCATACGCACCTGCGGAACCATTTTTGCAGGATATATTAGGCGAAGCTCAAAACATTTATAGAAGTGGTATTGGTAGACAATTTTTTCCAGGCAGTACCGTAGTACCGTTTGCAACACAAACCCAATCTGCATTAGATTTAGGACAAGCTGCAGCATTAGAAGCAGCTGGACCATCGCAACTAATGAACTTAGCAGGAAGCACAATTAGTGATTTTGCTAGTGGTGCTGGACAAAACCAATATTTAGACCAAATAAGATCAGGTATTACATCTGACGTTATGGGTAACATTGCCACACAATTTGGTGGTATGGGAAGAACTGGAACAAGCCCTATGGCACAACAAGCTGCTGCTAGAGGCATCACTCAAGCCTACGCACCAATTGCTGCAGAGCTTAGTCAAGCTGAAAGATCAAGACAATTAGCTGCTGCTGGACAACTATCACCATTACAGCAACAAATGGATGCAAGACGTTTTGGAGGTATTGGACAGTTAAGTGGTATTGGCGGTGCTTACGAAGATTTAGCACGTAGACAATTACAAGATCAAATAGCAAGATTCCAATTTGGACAACAAGCTCCTATGTCTGCACTACAACAATATGCTGGATTAGTTTCACCTATTGGTAGTGGATTTCCTACATCACTTACTAATGCACCAAGCAATAGACCTGGCACTTTAGGTGGAGCATTTGGTGGTGCTGTAGCAGGTTCTGCTTTACCAGCTTCATTTTTAGGCGGTTATGGCACAATGATAGGTGCTGGTTTAGGTGGATTAGGGTTAATATAGGAGATATATATGGCAAACGGAATAAAAGGTTTTTTATCAAATCCAATAGCATCTTATACTGCTGCAAGACAACCAGGTGGATTTTTAGCACCTACAGAAAATTTTGAAGGGTTTTTAACTGACCCCAGAACAAGTATAGGAATACAAATTGCACAAGGCGTGCCTATAGGACAAGCCTTGCTGGGTGGTGCTTTACAGGCAAAAGAAATTGAAGAAGCAATGTTTTCTGAAGCAGATATATTAGATACAAAAAAAGCAATGAATCCAGTAACAGGAGAAATTGTATTTGCAAATGAAGTTCAAATACAAAATCAAGGATTAGTTCCTATACCAGATGATCCAACATCTTATCAAGAATATGTGCGACAAACTGATAACCCTACTACTGAAGGTTATGCTGAATATATGGCTAAAGAATCTGGAACAGCAGAAACGTCTTATAGATCCCCAACTATTGAAGAGCAAAAACTATACGGTATTACGCCTGAAACACACCAAATAAATACTATAACAAACAAAGTAGAAGCTATTACAAAATCAAGTGCTGGTTCAACAGAGAAGTTTGTAGATTTAGATGCTGATGATGTAGCTAAATATTTTGGAGGCAATGAAGAATTAGCAAGACTTTATCAAAAAAATGAAAAAACAGGTAGAATAGTAAAAATTACTGAAACTGCACTAGCTCCAAGAATGTTTGAATCCGCAGAAGAAAAAGCTATTGGCGAAGTAATAGGTGCTGATTTTGCAAACATTGTTGAACGTGCTGATACTGCTTTAGCACAAAACGATGCTTTAGATCAATTAGAGTTTTACCTTACTTCAATAAATCCTGAAGATGTGGGTGGATTAGCAAATTGGAAATTAGAAACTACTAAATTTTTACAAGCAATAGGGTTAGATACTAATTTAACTGAAGATTTACCTTATGCTGAAGCTATAAGTTCTATAGGTGGAGATTTAGTTGTTGCATCTTTAGCAAACTTTAAAGGAGCTATTTCAGATGCTGAAAGAGAATTTTTACAAAGAATTACACCTGGTTTGGGAATGACAACAGAAGGTTCTTTACAACTTATTTATTTAAGAAAAAAAGCTAATAATAGAATGTTAGATTTAGAAACTTTAGCATACGAACATTTAAACGATCCTAAAACTGAGGGTTCACTGTCTGCAAGAAACTCCAAAGGTCAAACTTTTAACCAAGTAAAAAGAGAATACATCAAAGAAAATCCAATTTTTGATGAAACAACAAAAAAAGAAGTAGAAAAACTATCTGGTATGGGAATACAAGGTGCTATTACTCAAAATGGACAATGTATAAAAGGTAGGATGATTATAAGAGTGGGTGAACAACTTATAGATACAGGAGCTTGTTAATGGTAGAGATTGTAACAGACGAAGAAACAATAAAAAAGTTTGAAGCAGAAGAATCAGGTTTAGCAGATTCAAAAGTCGTAACTGATCCTGAAATAATTAAACAATTTGAAGAAATAGAATCTCAAGATGAAGGCGTTTTAAATGCTTTAAAAAATGCTGGTATTGCCACTTATGATTTTTTTGAAGGTAGCAAAAGAACACAATTTCCTGAAGTAAAAGAATTTGGTGGATTTGGAGGAGCTATTCCAGGCAAAGATATGACTGCAGGTCAAGCCACAAAAATTGGTGCAGGATTTTTCTTTACTCCTGTTCAAGAAGAAATGATAAATATAGTTAAAGCACAAATTCCAGACGCACAAATTCTTCAAGATTCTTATGCTAATCCTATGATTGTTATGCCTGATGGCAAAGCATTTTATTTAAACAAACCTGGTGCTTCTACAGCAGATTTTGCAATGCTTTTAAGTCAAATATTACAATATTTACCTGGAGCAAGTTGGGCTACTAAACCTGGTAAGGGTATAATAAAAAAAGTAGTGCAGTCAGGAGCTGCAGGAGGCACAACATCCGTTATACAAGATGTAGCTGCTAAACCTTTTGGTGCTGAAGATACATATTTAGGAAAAGCTGCTATATCAACATTAGTTCCTATGGGGTTTGAAGGAACAATAAGCCCTGCTTTTCGTTTTGTAGCTAAAAAGATTTTTGGTAATCCTAAATTTACAGAATTAATAGATGGAAAAATACAATTAAATGTTAAAGGTAAACAAGCACTAAAAGCTGCAGGTATTGATTTAAATGATGTAAATTCAGCAGAATGGATAGATTCTTTTGCTATAAGTTTATCAAGAGGAATAGATCCTAAAACAGCAGGTAGTATAGCAGGAGCCGAACAATTTGGAATAAGGTTAGCACCAGCACAAGCTGGGGATGATTCAATGGCTTTAGCATACTTTTGGCAGGCAGCACAAGGTAAACATGGCTATCAAGCACAAGAAGTGGTTGAGGGGTATTTAAAGCAACAAGAATTACAAATTGCCGATATAACATCATCATTTCTACATAGAATAGCAATGGGTAATATGAAACTTTCCGATATACAAAAAGAATTTCCTGATTTAGCTGCATCAATTATTAAAAAACACACTCAATCATCACAAAACGTAAGCACTGCTTACAATGCAATTAACAAAGACGGTGTTTTTACAGGTAGCAAATCTAATATTAATTTATTAAATTTAAATATATTAAAATCTATTGATGAAAACGATATGTTAATTAATGGTGTTATTGATAAAGAACTTTACCCTGTTGCACACAAAGCCTATGACATAATTAAAAATTTTACCAACTCTACAACACGTAAAGACATGATAGTTTTTGACAATGTGCCTATTACTTTTACAAACAAAACTTATAGAGATTTTGATAAAGTTTATAAACAATTACAAGCTCTTTATAAAGGTAATTTAAGTAATGCAGATAAAAAAGTATTAACATTAGTTAAAAATGAGTATGATAAGTTTATAGATGATAGTTTAAGCAATCTTTTATTTACCGCAGCAGATGGTACTAATGCAACATCCTTAGAAGTAGTAAAAAATGCTACCAAATTATCTAAAGAACACTTTGATTTATTTGGAACCAGAGTGGGCAAAGATTTTACTACAAGGCAAATACAAAAAATATTAGCTGATCCAGACATAACTCCTGACAATACTCTTAATTTATTGTTTAATTTAAATAGCATTGGTAAAAGAAACCAAAGTTTAGAAATTATTAAAAAATTAAAAAAAATACACGGAGTTAATGACTTTGGGGATGCAGCATTTTCTGCTGATTTTATGGCTTTAAGAGATGGTTTTTTAAAAAAAATGATATTTGATGCTACAAAAAAAACTGGAGCAAAAACAGGATTTGATTCTACAAAATTTGTTACTGATTGGGAAATTATGCTATTAAAGAACCCAAGATTAATAAAAGAATTATTTTCTGCTAACGACATTAAAAAAATTACAGAGTTTACTCAAGCAGTACGCAAAACATTTAAACCATCAGATTTAACAAGTGCAACTGCTGTTGCTGACGGAATAGTTGCAAATGTAAAACAATTTTTAAGAGGTATAGTCGGTGTTGGAGGTTATCAAGTGGGAGCTATACACGGACTATTAGTAACTAGGTCTGCGTTTGATAGTGCTGCTGATTATTATACTAAAAAAGCAGCATTAAAATTGGTAGATTTTGGAGCAGCTAAAGGTAAAACTTTTCCTGCTTTACAAGCTTCTACAACTGGAGCAACAAACATAGATATAGGTGAGGCTGTTGATTCACCTAATTTAGTGGATATTTTACCGTTTCCAGAATTGGTAAGGAAAATACCTAATTTTGCTTATAATCAACAACAACAAAACGAAAGAAAATTTATGGACCCATTGTATATACAAACAATACAAAAAATGGGTTTATTAGACTAATTAACTAGGAGGAAAATAAAATGGCTGGAACAGGCGTAGGAAAATTTAGTTCAACTGCAGGTAGTAATACTGCCAATATGACGGTGAACTTTGCAGAGAATATGGCACCAAGTAATGTCAATAATGCTGCAAGAGAATTAATGGGACATATGAGAGATATGTACGAACAACTCGGAGATGGATATTTTGAGTTTGGAGATGGCGATGGCACATATACTGTCGCAAGGAGTGATGCTGATACCATTACTATCACATCTTCTTCTGATATATCATCCGTATATTTCGCAGGAAGGAAGATTAGAATTACTGATGGTGGTGCTAATGTAGTAGAAGGCACAATTGCCTCTTCTTCACACTCATCTACAACTCAGACTGTAAACCTTACAGGTATCTCTTTGGCTTCTGGTACTCCTACAAAAGTCGAACTTGGTATAGATACTGCTTCATTTGGTGGTCGAGTAATTCTTGATGACGATGGCGATACATATATCGAAGCTCCTACGGACGATACTATCGACATTTACGTTGCAGGTGCAAAAGACTTTGTAATCACAGCCAATACATTTACTGCTGAATCTGGAAGTACAATTGCTGCACAAGCTCTTACAGCTACAACTATTACAACGACAGGTGCAATTGCAATAGCTAACGATGGTAACATTGGTTCTGCAGGAGATGCTGACGCAATTGCTATATCATCATCTGGTGTAGTAACTTTTTCACAAGCACCAGTATTTCCTGATGGTTCAATAGCTGTTGCTGATCTCGATATCGATGGGGCTACAGACATTGGAGCTGCGATTGTGGATGCTGATTTATTTATAATTGATGATGGTGCTGGAGGTACAAACCGTAAAGTAACAGCGTCAAGACTTAAAACTTATGCTGGTGGTTCATTAGCAGGTATTGATGACCAATCCTCATCTAACGATGACCAAGTAACAATTACTGATACTGCTGTTGTTATTAATGAAGATTCTGACGATTTAGATTTTAGAGTAGAATCAAATGGTAATGCTAATATGTTATTTGTTAGTGGTGGTAATGATGTTGTAGGCATTGGAGCAGAAGGAGATTTGGGTGTAGGCTTACACATTAAAACTGCTGATTCTAGTGCTTCTACTCATACAAGTGTTGATGAATTAGTTTTAGAAAATAGTGGTCATTGTGGTCTACATATTTTATCTGGAAATACTTCAACTGGAAATATCTATTGGGGTGATGACGGGGGTGTTGCTAGAGGATATCTTCAATATAACCATGACGGTGATGAATTAGCTCTTGGTGTAGCAGGTGCAACATCATTGAATATTACTTCAAGCACTTTTGTTATTAATGATGCAAGTGCTGATGTAGATTTTAGAGTAGAGTCTAATAATTATGTAAATATGCTTTTTTTAGATGGTGGTACTGATAGAATTGGTATAGGCAACAACAGCTCTGCTCCTGGCACTACTCTTGATGTAAGAGATGCACAAAATAACGTAATTTTAGATTTACGAAACACTATAGGCAGTGGAAATATATACGGACAACAAATTGTATTTGGTTATGCACCTGACGATAACAGTAATCACTTTTTTGCTTGTGCTGATTCTACGGCAAATAGAATGTTTATTATGTCTGATGGTGATTTAAGGAATCACGACAACTCTTATGGATCAACTTCTGATGAAAGAATTAAACAAGATATACGAGATAGTAATTCACAATGGGATGATATCAAGGCGGTTAAAGTAAGAAACTTTAAAAAGAAAGATGATGTTCGTCAATATGCTGACAAAGCTTGGGAGCAAATAGGTGTTATTGCACAAGAGCTAGAGGATGCAGGTATGGACAAATTAATTAAAGAGTCTGACCCAACTTCTGCTGATATTCTTTCTGACGCATCATTTGGAACACTTTGGACTAAAGATGATTCTGAAACTCAAGACGCAGTTTTATATACTGCTGATAGTCAGGAAGTTATTGATGGTGATAAAAATGTTGGTGATATTAAAACACCATCTACTAAACAAATTGGTGATGTAAAAGAGGTAAAACAAAAAGTTAAAGGAGTTTCTTATTCTGTGTTATACATGAAAGCTATCAAGGCTTTACAAGAAGCACAAACCCGTATAGAAACTTTAGAAACTAAAGTAGCTGCATTGGAGGGCTAATATGTTTACATTTAACGATAAACAATATGATGAAACTATTTTATCTGACAAAGGTAAAGCTATTTGGAACAAACTAATTAAAATTGGTGAACAAAAAGCTGACCTAGATATAGTAGCAAATTATTGGACTTCACAACTTCAAGCTGAACTTCCAAAAGAGGAAACAAAAGAAGAATCTAAGGAAGCAAATGGAACAGCAAAATAAAGAAGCAATTATTCGCATTGAGGGTAAACTAGAGCTTATGGATAATAAGCTCACCACCCTCAAGGATAATCACCTAGCCCATATCGAGAGAGATATGCGTCAATTACGAGCATTGGTATGGTTTATAGGTACGACTGTTTTTGTTCAAATGCTA